AACGCTGAGCAAACGCTGTATGGCTAGCTTTATCTTCTGTGTCTTCGGGTGAATAGTCAGGGTGTCTTTCTGAAATCTTATGGATTGCCTTCTCTCTATCTACGCAACGATGAGCAATAGACAGTGCATTAAACCACATAGGTTCGGATACAGACTCTTGGTTTTGATACTGATACAACAACTGTGCGCAACCTTCATTGTTGGCGCTGCGAATCATAATTTTGCTAAACCTAGACACGGTATTAGCAGCCATAGCTTTTTGTAACTCACTTAGTTCTTTAGGAGCTGTTGGCTTCTTAGGTGCTTCTTTTACACCAAGTAAGTTCTTAAATGTTTCGTATTCAACATCTGGTGCATCACAGATTATCTCTACTGGCTTAGGTGGATTGTCTTTAAAGTTCAGTGTGCCAGGGACTCTAAGCACCCTAGCTATTTCAAATACACTTGCATCGACATAAAGGTTGTGCAATACACATAGTTCGTTCAAACGGTTAGCAACTGGTTCCCACTCTTCCCGACTAATCGGTTTAGTAAGGGGCCAATATGCGTGTATACCTCGGCCTGAGTTAACAAGTAGGGGTTTGGGTAATCCGATTAATTTGCAGAAGGCTTGCAACGCTTGTAGACCCGTTGCTTGGTCTATGTATCCATCAGGACGATTTGTCTTCGGGTTTAACTCTGCTTTTGCTTCGCCACAATCTAGGTCGAGCCAAAACGCTTTGAGGTCTTTTACGTTCTCTTTTTTGCGGTTTAGGTTTGTCTCAAATTTAGCAACACCAAAATACACATCCCTGCCCTTGGACAGAAAGTCTTCTACGTAGGTATCAAATTCTTCTCGTGTTTGAACAAGTTCTTGTATAGCAGACTTACCCTTTAAGCCAAGTACGGTAAGCCACCCATCGGGGCTTTGCACTCTGTTTAATAGGTCAATGTTTGCCATTCTTATCTCGTTGTTAGGGGGAAAAAAGGGGGGACTAATCCCCCCTCACCTTCCGGTGATGCTTTTATTACTTAAGTTTTGATTCTGTAATGTGCCTGTTAAAACTATTCAGTAACCTAGTTACGTTCTTGGTATAGCGTTTATCAGGTTCATATGAACCTACAAACCAGTTGTATATCGTTTGCCTGCTAACCCCAATAGTGGTTGCTACATCTGCAACTGATATACCTAGTTTTATAGCCGCTTTACCAAGAGCAACACCAAGCCTACTGCTATCAGCTTGTTTATTAAGCTGAATAGTCTTGGCACTGTAACCGTAAGTCATTATTAGTTATCCGACCAAGCGCTAACAACATCTGCTAACTTTGCTTTTGATGCGGCAGCAGGCACCTCAACTTTTTTAGCTCGCTTAACAACAGGCTCGTCAACTTCTTCCTCTACTTCAACGGGCTGTTTAGCAGCTGCGGGTGGCAACTTAACAACACCATCTTGCTGGGCTACGGTCAACTGAATAACCCGCTTAGACTCCTGAGTAGACTGCGCTGCTTCTACAACATCAATCTCTTCATCAGTCAAGTGGCGCACAGGGGTGAACTTTAGCACATCAGCAGTCTCGTTCTCGTCAAATGCAATCTGAGTAACGATACGGTCAATGCTTTCTCCGTTAGCAGGTAAGAACTTAGTGTAGCTTTCAAACGGGTGTGTATTACCCACACCTTTGCCAAACAACGACTTGGCAGGGATGTTGAACTGGTAAATATCGCCACTCATATCGTTCTCGAGTACCACTGCTATACGACGATTAAATCGGCATGCACGACCCTTGCCGTTAGCGCCTGAACCATCAATGTTTTGTGGGCAGCTAGCACAGCTTGCGGACTGAGCGTTAGCGGCTTTAGGATCAGGTACATCGCCTAAGTTAGACCAGCAATCAGGCAAGGTTGGAGCGGCATCAGGATCAAACGCATTAGCGTAGAACTGACGAGATACCTTTGGCAATGCATTAATAATGATAACGTTTAAGAAACCATCTTTAACCTTGCCAGCTTCTTTGCCGTTTACGATGCGACGGAATACGCCTTTGGACATGGTAATACGACGGGTAGTACCGCCACCACTATCCGCTAGGGACTTAGATAATTCACTAACCTCACGATTAGTTGCTACTGAGTTTTTCTGCTGAAAAATAGAAATATTGCTCATGTTTTGCTCCTTCTAACGACCACGGTGTATTTGCTGTCTGCTTGTAAACCAGCAGGTAACAGATTTGGATTCTCTTCGAGAAACTGCTTGAGGTTAGTTTGATGTAACCTCTTCTCGAGCAGGGGGTATGCATCGTGTTCTTGTATGAACTGATACATAGAATCCCAATCCGTCGTCCAGTACCGTGTATCCACTTTACGAATGATTGTCCCTGCTGGTGTCTTAATGCTATCAGCGTTGTTTTCGTAACAGACTTCTAGCATCTCTTGCGCTAGTAAATCTTGTTGCTCTTTCAATGCTGTGTCTTCTGCTTCAAACTTCTCTTTAAGCTCGACTCTTTTGTCTCTAATCTTGATGTAGATCTCGGCAAGTTTGTCTGCTGGTACTTCATGTAAATCATTAACTACAGCTTCCATTTCTAGCTCCTTCTAACTACGAACTACTAGTATACCAATGACTTTGACAATGTCAAGCTATTTCTTCAATTTCTTGTCTATATAAGTCAATTATTTTTGTGTGACTATTTATGTTGTTTTGTAACATTTTGTACAGCCTAGCTTCTACTTCGCTTCCTTTAATATGCACAATAGTCATAGGGTTCTTTTGCCCTGGGCGGTTAATACGTGCGTTGGCTTGCAAGTATGTTTCTACGCTGGTCACAGGAGCATACCAAACGATTACGTTGGCAGCAGTTAGTGTTAACCCGTGAGACGCCGCTTGGGGCTGTATTATCAAGACCCTAGTATTTTCGGTGTTTTGAAAATCTTGAATTATGTCGTGCCTTCTGTTAATAGGCACTTGCCCATTAATAACGTTACACGTTATGCCAGAGTTGGTTAGATAGGTGTTAAGTAGTTCTATAGTGTGTGTAAATGGAACAAATACCAGTACTTTGTGTGACGCTTCTTCAATAACCTCTTTAATCACTTGTAATCGATTGGATACATCAAATTGAATTACTTCTTTAGTATCGGTATACACCGCACCGCCGGATATTTGTAGTAACTTGTTAATGTTAGTGGCTGCGTTTACTGAAGTGACTTGCTCTCCACCTGCGTGAATTAGCATTTGCTTTTTAAGCAGTTTGTAATACTTCATTTGCTGAGCAGTAAGCGGAGCATCTCGTTCTACAAAGGTTACGTCAGGTAAATCTAAGCACTGGTCTTTCTCAAACCGAATGGCGGGTTGTAACACTTTATGCACGACAGCTTGTGCTTGGGGTTTTGGTATCCAGCGATAAGTACCTACTTTGTACATAACTTGGTCACGGAACTGCCCATAAAATTTAGGGGTGCCATTTGGGTTAATAAGCTTGGCTAGGCCAAATGCGTCTACGGGGGATTGTGCTGCTGGAGTACCAGTAAGCATCCACATACCCTTAACCTGACTAGCTATGTCTCTGAGTGTCTTCCAACGGGTTGTCTGTGCGTTTTTATAGGCACTTGCTTCGTCTACTACGATTAGGTCAAACCCGCCATTTACCAACTCTTCTTTAACAATATCAACACCGTCATAGTTGATGATGACAAACTCAGCGCCAGCGTTAATTATTTTTTTACGTTGTTTAGGGTCGCCATGAGCAACGTCGCATGTACGATGGATTGCAAACTTAAATAAGTCCTGTTGCCATGCAGACTTCATAATGGATAAAGGACAAATCACAAGCACACGACGTACGACACCTAAGTTCATTAGGTAGTCGGTTGCCCATATTACGCTAGCCGTTTTGCCCGTACCTTGCTCGTTAAAACAAAAAGCCTTACGGTTTAATGTTAAGAACTCGGCAGTCTGCTTTTGGTGTGCAAAAGGCTTAAATTTTCCAGGCCAATTATAGTCCGTAAGGATGCTACTTTTTTGAGGCATTCCGTTTGACCGTGTGGTCTGAGTTTCTACTGAACGAACGGTTTGCGCTAGCGGATTTAACCTTGAGATTGCCCCTAGCACTTGTTCCCCCCTTGCTGAGAGGCTTTGCATGATCAACGTCTTTTCCATCCCCTTTGTGTACCTTTCCTTCTTTCATTAGCTCCGCACGGGCTGTGTTACGTTTAGCCCTATTTTTTATTTGTTCGGGTTTACCCTGATACTGTTCGTATTCTTTTTTGTATGGTCTAGGTTTGTTCACGTATGGCATCTTGTTCTTCCCAATATTCTTCGGCAGTCTTCATTTTGCCGTAAAGTGGCAAAGTCAACAAGCCTGCTTTTTGGATAGCGTATTTAAATGCGTCCTTCTCGTACTGCCCAGGAATCTTGATGCGCACCCCTGTGCTTTCAACCACATGCCACGTCCCATGTACCCGTATTGCTACTTCTAGGGGGTATCCACCACCATTGCTTGTATCTACGTCTATATAGCTCTCGCAAGAGGTTTTATATGCGTCGTGCCCCACCCCAAACTCAATCATAAAGTTAGATGCAGGCTCATGATGGTGGAACTTAAACTCGGGCTTTTTAACGCTTAGTGGGCAGTGTTCCATGCCATACCTTTCATTGGTGCTCATTTCCTTCTCTCCCGATAGTTGTGGCACGTTTTAACAGGGCACCAACCGCATAATGGACTCGCTACTGCGTTCCATACCCCTGTCTCCATAGCCTTTTCTAGCCGTTCTAGGTCAAACCGCACATGCTCAAAGTAGGCTAGCTTGTGCATTGAACTGTGTTCTTTATTAACAAATTCGTTACTAACTACGAATATCAAAGCAGACTTAAGACTATTAATCTGAGGGTAATGTATAAACACCGCCGCCGCTAGTAAATCTAATTGTTTTAAGTCTGCATACTTGGCATTCTTACTGCTCTTGTAATCAACCAAATAACCTTCGTTGCCGTTAATAATTAGCAAGTCAGCAATCCCTCGATACCACGCATCTTTGTCGTAAAACCCGCAAGGATTAAGTCTGCCGTTCTTATTAGTTACACCTAGTTCAATCTCAGTATGCTTCTCACCCGGGATGTTCTTAAGCGCATCTAGAGTTGCTTGAATAAACGCAAACTGAGGTGGTATTGGTACGTTATCACGTACGTAGTCTTCAGCAGCTTTGTGTAGCTCCTTGCCGTATATTGTGGCTTCGCTACCTTCGTCTTTGACATCCTTAGCTACCTTAAGGTGGTAATACTTCTTAGGGCATTGTTGGAATGTTTTAAGACTGCTATATGACCAAGCTGGCATTGTTTATTTTCCAAATTTAGGCATGCAAGTTACATCGACAGGAACATCAGATAAGTAGCCATTTATCTTGCGTCTAGACATAATAACTACTGGTCTAAGCCCGCTAGAGTCGCACTCGTGCACAGCCATAATAACTTGACTACGACTCATTTGTGTAAGTTCTTTTTCTACCACTACTTTAGTATCGGGTAGTTTGGAATTGTCTACGTAGGGCGATGAGCATGCCCCCAATAAACCGCATGATAATAAAATTAGTCTTCTCACTTATATTTCTCCTTTTTACTCTCGTATTTACGAACAGACGCTCTAGCTTTGCATGTTGCACATCGCCATCTACTTCTTGTTGTTACTACAATTTCACCACCAACTTCAGGTTTCATAAGGGCGCAGTTAGTACAAAACTTCTTACCTTTATCGGGGATTGCGTCTAAGGTATTTACGTTTGGGTTTAACTGCTGCGATTCCAAGTTCTTCTCCGTCATTTTCTTTCCTTGCTTCAAGCATTTCATCAGCATATTTATAAGCTAGTACTGCTGGGCTTTCTCCAACATCATAATTGCAAGACAAAATACCGTTCAAAGCAAACATTGCAAAGCAATCTCTTAGGTCTTGTTCGCTCATTTGTTTTGTGCCTTATTTATTATCTGATGTAAATACATTCGTATAGCTATTGACATATTTACTCCATGCTTTTTAAAAATTGCGTCAGCCGCTTCTTTTGTTTTTGTATCCACTCTTACTCTAATCATATGATCTTTATTCATGTTTATTCCTCTACAAATTGTTTTAAATCATCTGACCTTGTTGGGTGTCTCATGTGACGTAATGCTCTAGCTTCAATCTGACGTATAGTCTCTCGAGTAACCTCAAATATGTCAGCTATTTCTTCCAACGTATGCCCTATACCCCCATCAAACCCAAACCGCATGCGCAATATTTGTGCTTCTCTTGGAGTAAGGCTGTCTAGTTTATCTTTTACTATTTCAACCATTTCCTGTTCTACCATTTCTTGTTCGGGGTAGTCGAGCCCAATAAGACTTCTTGCGCTAGATTGCAAAGTTATTTGGAGTGCCTCTTTGCTCATTACTCTTTCGGTTCGATTAGAGTCTAGCCTTAAGGTTAACTGCTCATCTGTCCATAGCTCACTAGGGCAAGCGCCAAGCACTTCCATTAAATCTTTAGCAGGTTTAATAAACTCACCTTTAACACCAACAGGCGGCTCCATAAGATTAACTAAACTGTATAGCCCAGTAATACCTACACCAGTAGCCTTAGCAAAATTATTAAGGTTGGTGTACCCAAAATCTTTGATAGCTTTAAGGATAAGATTGTTTCTAACAGTTACCTTGACGTTATATTCATCCATTAGCATTCACCATAGCTTTTACCCATTCCTGATTCGCAACTTAACGGCAAATCCTGTGCCCACTTGGGTCGCATCCTCATGCACATCTCAACATACTCTTGCCCTGTTTCCGCCTCTTGCTCTGGTATTACACAAGCAATCGCATCATGCACTGTCATTACTACTTTGTATTTCTTTGCTACTTGTAACATCTGTTCGCCAATAATGATTCGGGCTAAGGCTTGGCAGACGTTCTCAATGACCTTGCCCCCATATATCCTGTTAGGCACAACTGCCTTACCCTTCTTAGTGTCGTAGACGTATTCGTCTTTACCCTGCTCGTTCCGCATCTTGCGTAGGTTGGGGTACTTTACATACAGCCCGTTTGGTAAACGGATACCTTTAGCACCCTCAACAATCAATATTCCACCACGACCTAGCGTAGTAGTTTGGTTAGCAAGTATTGCATCTAACGCTGACCCCGCTTGTCTCCACAACTGCGGTATCCAGTCATAAGTCTCTCTATAGACTTGGATAATACGACTGGCTTCCCCATCCTCAATTTCCACATTGAAAGTCTTGAGTTGTGCTTGGAATTTCTTACTGCCCATGCCGTAGCCACATCCCAATATCGTTGTCTTACCGACGAAACGTTCATCTTTCGTAATTTCTTCTTGCGCCTTAACATAGATAGACGATGCCATGATCTTGTATACATCTTCGCCCCTTTCAAATGCGTCGACCAAATCATTTTGTTCAGCGAGCCACGCTAGAGTTCTTGCTTCTATTTGGCTAGAGTCAGAGTCCACAACAACGTGCCCGGGGGGAGCCATAATTGCATTCTTAAGGACTGAGCCCCGTGGTAGGTTTTGCAGATTGACTTTGTCATCACCGCCCCAACGACCCGTATGAGCCGCATAGTAGCGTAGTGGTATGGGGAATAAGCCTCGCTGCGCTATTTCAATAAACCGCTCAGTCCTTGTTTCTTCAATGGTTGACTTCACTCCTAAGCGCGCTGTTGCTAGTATTTGCACCGCTTCGTCTACGTGTTCGAGCAGTGCTTTAAAGCCTTCGTCAGTCTTAGCAAATGCCCATGCTTCTTTGCCTGTCGTAATACTAATCTTGCGTGGGGGTTCTATATTGAAATTAGAAAGTAGCACCGCAAACTTATCGTTGCTCATTAAATCTTCTTTGGGGTAAATCTTAGTAAGTTCTGCTTTTCTTTCTCGAATACCTTCTAGGTGGTCTTTAAGTAAGTGATTATTTAATAACAGACTAGGCTCAGTAAACATACGGATGGTCAGGTCTATGAGTCGTAGCTCAATAGGAGGAAAGCCTGCGCTTAGATGCTTAAATAAGTCCATCGTAAGAACCACGTCGTTCTTACAGTATTCCCCATACTTGGCTAGGTCTTCAGCGTTAAAATCAATCCGACGTTTACCCAAAGCATTTAGCACCTCTGTGCCTTTTACTCCCAGCTCATAGTGTTCAGCCAACGCTTTTAAACTGCCGCCAACCTCAGTCCCGTGTATTGCTCTTGCCATAGATAAAGTATCGGCAATGCCCTTGGGTCTTATATCAAACTGCCAGTTAAGGATAGCCATATCAAACATAGCGTTATGGGCTACCACGAGATGCTTGTCCAGTTCATATTTATCCAACACAGCCTTTAGCTGTGCTTTAGTGCCACTATACCAATGCGGGGCTCCACCTTCTTCTTGCCTTGACTGACATTGAATGGCAAAACCAATCGTTTCAAACTCAGGGCTACGGACATACTCTTCGGTTGTCATTTTGCTAAGGGAGAAGGTTTGAGAATAGTAGGTCTCAAAGTCCAAACAAAAGATTTTCAAAGTTTAGCCCTTGGGCTACCGCCTGTGACTTGCCGAGAAAGAGATGATAGTTCTGCTAGTTTTGTTTTGGCTTCTATCAGTTCTACTCGAGAAAGAGATGATAGTTCTGCTAGTTTTGCTTTGGCTTCTATCAGTTCTACTACTTCGGAATAACCCAGTCCATCTTCTGCATCTCTTAGTAGAGTATTCATAACCTGCTTAGTGAATAGCTCCCCCTGCAGTTGTTGCATACCGTTCCATAAGGCTTTGATCTCTTTGTCGTTTAGGAATGACAACTGATCTTTGTAGTCCTTACCCCCATTGGTTCGCATCTCAACAGAGAGAAGGATGTTTCGCCACTTAGGGGGATACCCATTGCGAAGGTCAGGTACAAACTCATCAGGGTTACTGCTCATGCGTTCAAGTAATATCTGAACACCTTTGTTCATTTGGCTAACATCGTCCATCTATATCCTCCTCGTCAAGTAAGCTCCTTAGAATCGAACCTAACAATGTTAGGCTCTCCTCATTTACTACGATGGCAAGTCCACCCTGTTTACGGATGTCTGCCATTTCTTTTTCTTGTAGTGCAGTAGGCTTATTGTCGCCCGCCTTACACTCAATGGCTACAAACTTTCCTGCAATGCAACAGATAATATCAGGTACACCACTACGACCATAGCCGTGAGTGGCGGGGAAAAAATAATAAGCGCCGTAAGCCTTAAGTAGCTTGACGCATTTATCTTTAACTTTCTTTTCGGGGGTTTGTGCCATGACACCATGATAGCATAGTGTTGGACTTTGTCAAGGGGAGAATTGGGGGGATATGTAGATTATCCGCCCCCCTCGGATTTTGGGTTCAGCTAGCCTAAGAAATCACGGGGCAACTAGCTGATAATAAAATCGTTCGCATCTACAAGGCTATTAGGTTCTATCGTAATCAAACGCCCCTAACATTGTTAGGTCTTGCTTAGGTTTGCAATCGCACGATTAAGATACCATTGCGCCTTCTTTAGGTTCTCTAGCTTGTCGTCTTTGTGGTCAGCACGACTAATGTATTTGATTACATTACCTAGGTGATACCCTAACTGCTTAGCTTCGATAAAGTCGATAGTCTCAATACCACCCACCTTATAGTGGCTCGGGCTATTTACCTTGTCGTCTGCAAACAACGCCATTGATGCTACTGTGTTAGGCGCAAGCGTTGAAGGTTTCTGGAATATGCTCTTCTTGCTTGTGCTAACCGATGCCAACTTCCAATTACCTTTAGCCGCTGCGGATTTAAGATTAGCCTTACGCTGATATACGGATTGCACACTTACCTTAAACAACTTGGCAACCGCACTAGCCTTTGCATCAGGGTTCTCTACTAAGTAGTTATTTAACTTCTGTGACTTCTTGCTTACTGTTCTCATTTGCTTCTCCTTGTTGTTGAATATAACTAGCTAGCACTTCCCTAATTTTTGCGTTCTTGTTAGGGTAAGCGTTGAAAAACTGCATTACTTCTGTTGGTAATCTGAGGGGGAAGTAAACCATCGCAGGCTTTACCCCCTTACCTCTACCTTTCTTTTGGGCTACTTCATCCATCATTCCGCCTTTGTTGCTTCTCTGTTAATCTTAAATAAGTAATCATCACGATACTCAGTAGGTGGAACAAACCCATACCGCTTGAAGGTTTTCATTACATCAGCACCGCCTGTGTATACGAACTTAGAGTTAGTATCTGTAGCCATAACGGGCTTCCTTTCTTTAGGTACATCTTTAACTACATCAAGTTTGCGTTTAAATAATCTCATATCTACTCCTTAGCTAACATTGTTAGGCATTACCAAGAAAGTCGTTTCGTTTGCACGAACACCGACACCACCTATTACTTGGTTATCTTCAACTAGTTTAAGTAGCCCTACTGCCCTTCGCATAAAGTCGGGCAATTCTTCACTTGCTTTTATTTCTAAAGGGTCTTTGCCCTTTTGTATAGAATAGTTTAACCCATCTATAAATATAATGTAAGCATCTCCTTTCTGCAACGCATCTTGCATTGCATCAACTGAACTATATTCTGCAAAGCAAGACGGCAAATGCTCTAAGCTAGTAGCTACTGTCTTATCTGTTACCCCACTAACAAACTGCGCATAGTTTTCAATGATAAACTTTTGTGCATGGCTTTGAACTCTATCCCACTTGTGAGATAAGTCCCATCTTTTCTGATTGTGTATATTCCCTACGGCATTACTGATTACTTTAGTAGCCTCAGTAAACTTCTCATTTACATTTTTCTTACCAAAGAACTTACCCACATGCTTGATAGCTTTATCTTCATGGATTGTTTTCATACCACGACCACGCTCTCGCACACCATTGATACGATCGTTGTCTACGCAATACCGCCACCCACCACCGCCATGGATATACTCTTTGTCGATTGTGCCTAACACTTCTCTCTTATCCAAAACCTTAAAACGATACGCTTCGTAAGTCTTAGTGTCGTGTTTGTTATTGCAATGCTCTTCCTCGAATGTCCATTGTGGATACTTGAGTGCTAGCTTCTCTATAAAGCTTTTGAGGAACGGGTCGATAATTGATTCCTTCTCACCCTCTCCAAACTTGTCATGCTTTTTCAACTTGATATTTTCGTATGTCATCTGATTACTTCTCCATTAAATAAATATTAACTAAAGCATATAAAATAAAAATCCAAACAACTGCCCCCGTAAGGGCGAGTACTGTTACTAATACAGTAAACATATATCCCCCTTACCAATCGAACTTCTTAAGAATGTCATCGACCTTAGACTTCACAGACTGCCGAACTTCGGCATGCTCTTTAATGTCCTCGATATCAACACCTAACATTGTTAGCTCGAGGGAACGGCGGGCATTCTCAAGCATTGGGTCTTTCGTTATGTTCAAGTGCGTAAGCAATCCGCACAACTCTTGCGCATTGGTAATCAGGGTATCGTGATACCGCTTCTTGGTATCGTCGTCGCCCTCTACATCCGTTAGCTTTTCTGAGATATGCACAAGGTTCTTATGCAACTTCTCCCATGGTTCACGCATAGCATCCTTGAGCCTGTCATTGAACGCGGACTCATACTGCTGACCCAACTCATCCATGTCCGCTTTTGGAATGTCAAGACGGAAATCCCCACCCTCGGGCAACGGAGAGAATACCAATCGGAATCCAAACTTACTACGCAACTCCTCGATACTTGGATAGTCATAAGGGTTGAACAGATCAC